TCGCTGTACGCCTTTCGTGCTCTTTCGGTGGGGGTCAGGGACAATTCGCTCATGGACATCTCACGCATTCATCAAGTCGCGCTCGGGGCGTTTCCCCGCGCGAAACCAGCTTGCTTCATGGCGCATGGGCAGAGTGATTCACCCGGGCGTGGCCCAGGGCAGAAGCAAGGGCCCCACCCCGTTTCGCGGAGCGCGTGGCGATATTGATCGGATGGTGGGCTTGGGTTCTCGAGGATCGCTTTGTCGATCTCTGGAGCCTCGGTTTGCCAGCTGCGCGGAATAGCTTTCACCACCGTGTCGCCGATGGTGACGGACTCTCCTGGGTACAGGACTATTTCACGCATGCTCAGCCTCCTGGGTGGGGGTGGCGAGTTCGGGCGATGGGACGGTGATGGTTTTCAGCAAATCCGCCAACCGCAGCGCGTCATCGGCTCCAGTAGGAACCTGCCCGCTTTCCCACCGGGAAATACGCGACTGAGGAATGCCCACGCGCCGCGCTATCTCCGACTGAGAAAGGCCGAATGAGCGCAGCTGTTTGATGATTCCGGTTGCCTTGTCCATGCATCTATTATGCGTGATCGCATAACAATAGTCAATGCGCCGTCGCATTATCCGTTATTGCATAGTTACGCCTATGACACCAAAAGATTTTTTAGCCGCGCTGATGACGCGAGCCGGGGACAACCCCAATTCCCTGGCCGCAAAAGCCAAAGCGACGCAGTCCACGATATTCCGATTTCTGGAAGGCGAGTCGCAGGAGCCCAGGAAAAGCACGTTCGACAAGATCGCGCGGGTTTACGGCGTTCCGCTCGAGGCTTTCTATTCGGACCGAGCGCGTGCGGCTGTAGCTCAAAAATTAGGACTTCTGCCAGACAGCAACAGTTCGGGCACATCAGTAAAAGAGTCCATCATTGACTACAACATATCGCCCGGGCCAGATATGCACGCACCGCTGCCTCTGATTTCCTGGGTGCAGGCTGGTGACTGGTCGGAGGTAATCGACAACTTCGCGCCCGGACAGGCGGAAACATGGCTACCGTGTCCCAGCAACCATGGGCCGCGGGCCTATGCGTTGCGGGTAGAGGGCGTCAGCATGGAACCGAAATTTCACAACGGCGATATCATTTTTGTGGATCCGGACAAACGGGCCGAACATGGTAGCTACGTGGTGGTGAGGCTCGACGATGAGAAGAAGGCGACGTTCAAGCAGCTTGTGATTGAGGGCGATCAACGGTTCCTGAGGCCTGAAAATCCCGCGTGGCCCCAGCAGCTTATTTCTATCAATGGGAACGCCACAATTTGCGGCGTAGTGATCGGACGCTACGAGAAGATGTAGGGCGCGCATTCTGATGCGGATTTGGGCTATAAATTTTTGGATGGCGGTAACCAGATGAGAAAATCTATACAAATACTTGTCTTAGGCGTAGGGATGTTGATGCTTTCCGGTTGCGCCAACATGCGATTAAAACAAGCCGAGTCGGCAAAGGCGGACGTTAAAAATATTTGTAAGGTTGCTCTCTCCAACCCGAGGCTAAACCCGACACGTGCTCAAATACCCGACTATCCGACTCAGGCCACGGTAGCCCAATTGGCCGATGAGAGACACGCGACGCCAGAGCAAATGGACGCCATAGAACATAGAGAAGAATACATCGCGCCGTGTACTACGGCAGATTTAAATTTCTACTCCAAGTACCTGCCGGCAGCAGAGTCAATATACGAGAACGCCCATCAAGAGGCTAAGTTATTGGACGCAAAGCTAATGACGGGCGCAATGAGCTTTGGTGAATACAACACAGCAAGATCCCAGCTTTTCCAACATGCGAAACAAACAGCCATGCAGGCTACTCAGGCTGCCTCTATGAGGGAGCAACAGCAATATCTGCAATACCAACAGTCCGTTATCAATAACCAGAACATCATAAAAGGGTTCACGCCCAGGACAGCAAATTGCTACCGATATGGGAATTACGTTAACTGCACCGGCTACTAGATCAGGGTAATGAATCGGGCTTGTGGCCCAGGTTTTCCCTTTCCATCGCAACCGCCTCCGGGCGGTTTTTCTTTGGCTGTTACAAAAAACTATGCGTTAATGCATTGACATAACCTATGCGATTACGCATAATTCTTCCAACACCTCAAGCAACACAGAGGAAACGTTCTTTGACAACCAGGGATTCAGGAGAGGGTGCGCGGGAACGCGTGCTTTCAGGGTAGCGGGGTGGCGCGAACCACCCCGCATTCCTAGGTCGCGACGAGCCAGACGATGAGGGCCAGCACCCATAGGATGCGAGCCACATCGACCTTAACGTCCACCTTCACAGAAACATTCTTCGGCATTTGCATGTCCAGAGGAATGCCTGTGGCCACAGGCGTTAAGCCTGGTCGTACTTGTATACCGCCCCTGCACGGCGGTTGCAGCGCGCTACCTAGGATGGCTTGCTGCCTGCCATACACAAGGGTTACTTGCACTGGCAGTCGGCTCGGAAAGAATCGGATTGCTGTTCGCCAAGGCTTCGTTTTGATATCGCAGGCCTGGACTGCGCAAGACGAACAGCGCCTATCTTTCTTCACCTTCAGCGGCTCACTAGGCCGCAACCGGGGTTAGTAGCCCCAGCCCGGAAAGCATAGCACCTGCGCATCCTCCCCTGAGTCCCTGGTTTTCGAAGGCATCAGGGAGAAACACCATGGCAGCAGTCACCACAGAACAAGCGACGCACACGCCCGGGCCGTGGTCCGTGTGCTACGACCATCCTGACCAGAAATGCCGGGACTCTATTGCGTACATCCGGGCGCCCCATACGGAAGATTTTGACTGTGGCGCCGAAACCGCAGTTGTGTACGGATGCAAAGGCAATGAAGAGCGCAGGGCGAATGCTCGGTTGATGGCGGCGGCCCCCGATTTGCTGGATGCGCTGCGTGTCGCTTATAGCGATATTCAGCGGCTCCCGGGTCATACCATTGACATGCTGGGCCGCATTGAAGCCGCCGTCGTCAAGGCTACCGGGGAAGCGTCATGAGCCTCGACCGGAACGACGGCACCACCCATCACGCCGCCCACGCGCAGGCTCTCATCATCGGCGTGTTGGCCGGTGATTTGCCGGGCTGTGAAGCGTTGAGTGCGGACCAGTTGAGCCTGCCCGTCGATGCTCAACACCTGACGATGCTCGACGCCTCCGAACTGATGGAAGCGCTTGGGTTCGATGAAGTCGAACTGCAACAGCGCGCATTCGGCGCACTGCTCGGCTCGGCGCACGCCCCGGAATTTCGCGCCTCGATTGGCGACATGCTGAACCGGTACGCCGATCAAGTCGGCGCCGCCATGGCACAGCGTGAATTCAATGAACTGGCGCTCGATGCGCTCTATCACTCAAAGGAAGCGGCATGACTAAATACGAAAGCCAACGCACCGCCAAAGGCAACATTGGCGTCTCGTTCGTCTCGCAAGAAGAGGCAGACGCCCAGGCGCGAGCCATGGACGATGGCGGCAACAAAAATTGCTACAACTGCTCGCGCTGCTCGGGCTGCTCGCGCTGCTCGGGCTGCTCGCGCTGCTCGGGCTGCTCGGACTGCTCGCGCTGCTCGGACTGCTCGGACTGCTCGGACTGCTCGGACTGCTCGGGCTGCTCGGGCTGCTCGCGCTGCTCGGGCTGCTCGGACTGCTCGCGCTGCTCGGACTGCTCGGGCTGCTCGGGCTGCTCGCGCTGCTCGGGCTGCTCGCGCTGCTCGGGCTGCTCGGACTGCTCGCGCTGCTCGGGCTGCTCGGACTGCTCGGACTGCTCGGACTGCTCGGGCTGCTCGGGCTGCTCGCGCTGCTCGGGCTGCTCGCGCTGCTCGGGCTGCTCGCGCTGCTCGGGCTGCTCGGGCTGCTCGCGCTGCTCGGGCTGCTCGCGCTGCTCGGGCTGCTCGGGCTGCTCGCGCTGCTCGGGCTGCTCGCGCTGCTCGGACTGCTCGGACTGCTCGGGCTGCTCGGGCTGCTCGCGCTGCTCGCATGCCGCGTTTTTGTACGACAAAAAGGATCTGCACGCAGACCCCGCCGCCGCAATCGCTGGTGGCGCGCCGGCGGTCCCCGTTATCGAAAACATCCACCAGGCCGCGCCCGCAATCGAAATCAAACCGGCGAAAACCGCCCTTACCGTCAAGGAGCCATAACCATGGCCGTGAAACTCGTATCCGCCCGCGAGGCGGCCCGCGCAGCTCTCCCTGCGCCAGAAAATCAGGCGGAGGCTGCATGAAAACCGGCCCCGCATTTCCTCTGACTCGAGAGGACAGGCTCACGGTGCGCCGACTGCTTGGCGGCTTGATGGCGCTCGCCGGGTTCGTCGGGGTGTTCTGGCTGCTGGCTGCGGCGGGGTTCTGACATGAATGACATGACTATCGAAGAGCTAGCCCGGCATTGGATCGCCGTCAAGGCGACCGAGCGCGCCGCGCAATCCGAACGTCTCGAGGTTGAGACTGCGCTGATTGAACGCCTCGGCGCCAAGGAAGAAGGCAGCCAAACGCACGATCTCGATTGCGGCCTGAAGATCACGGTTACCGGCAAATTGACCTACAAGGCCGATGTGCCCGAACTGTTGGCGCTCGCCGACCGACTGCCTGAACACCTGCGGCCCATCAAGACCGAAACCCGCTTGGACGAAGCGGGCGCGAAATACCTACGCGCTAACGAGCCTGAACTCTGGCGCCTGATTGCGCCCGCTATCACCATCTCGCCCGCCAAAACGGGTCTTTCTATCAAGGAGCCATGACCATGGCCGTGAAACTCGTCTCTGCTCGCGAAGCAGCTAAATCCAACGGACTGAAATTACTGGTGTACGGCAGCGCTGGTGCCGGCAAGACCACGCTGTGCAAGACGATGCCGGGTTCCCCGGTCATCATCAGCGCAGAAGGCGGTCTGTTATCTCTGCGTGATTCCGACATTCCTGTGATTGAGGTAGGCAGCTACCAGGATGTATTGGATGCCTACGAATATCTGACCACCGATCAGCAGGGGCAGCAATTTAACTGGGTGGCGCTTGATTCGGTATCCGAGATTGCCGAAGTGGTGTTGAGTCACGAAAAAAAGCAGACAAAAGACCCGCGCCAGGCGTATGGGGCGCTGCAGGAACAGATGACCGACCTGCTGCGCGCATTCCGCGATTTGCCGGGCCGCAACATTTACATGTCCTGCAAGATGGAGCGGCAGAAGGATGAGCAATCTGGGGCAATGTTGTATTCCCCCATGCTGCCTGGCTCTAAGCTCGCACAACAGATTCCGTACCTCTTTGATGAAGTCCTGTGCCTGCGCGTCGAACGTGATGCCGATGGCAATCCAGTTCGCTACCTGCAAACCCAATCTGATTTTCAGTACACGGCAAAGGATCGTTCGGGCTCCCTGGACGTAGCCGGAGAGTTCCCTGACCTTGGGGAAATTGCAAACAAGGTCCTTTCCCAACCCACTCAAGGAGCCTAACCATGGCCAATCTGTCGTTCAATGCTCAAAATGTTGAGCCTTCCAAATCTTTTGCCCCAATTCCTGCCGGGGTCTATCCGGCGCAGATCGTCGAGTCTGAAATCAAGCCGCTGAAATCCGGCAACGGTAATGGTCTGTCCCTCCAGTTTGAAATCCTTGGTCAGCACTACGCCGGACGGCGCATCTTCGCCAACCTGAACATCAACCACACGAACAAGGAAGCCGAACGCATCGCCCAGGAGCAACTGTCAGCTATCTGTCACGCCACGGGCGTCATCAAGGTGCAGGACTCGTCGCAACTGCACAACAAGCCCCTGAACATCCGGGTGAAGATCCGCAAGCAGGAAGGCTACGAGGATCGCAACGAGATTTCCGGCTACGAGGCCATCCCTGGGGGCACACAGCCGGCCACGACGTACCAGCAGGCCAGCCAATCCAGCACTGCGCCGCGCAAACCCTGGGAACGGGCGGCGTAATCGCAAAGAGGAAAGCCAAATGGACGCCCTTATCAGATTCCATAAATTTGTTGAACGCATTCCATTTACGGATTGCTGGATATGGATGGGCTCCATCCGGCCAAACTCATACGGCACATTTTATTTGAACGGCGTAAACATGGGAGCCCATCGAGCCTCAGTCATTCTCCATCTTGGTGAAAACCCTCTTAATAAAGTCGTCTGCCATCGCTGTGACAATCCGTGGTGCGTAAATCCTGCGCACCTGTTCATCGGTACTCAAAGCGAAAATATGCAAGACATGATTCAAAAGGGACGAAGAGTTGCCCACGACATACACGGAAAAGCAAATCCGATGTATAGCCGCAAACAATCTATTGCTGCCCGGGTGCTTATGTCCATCGCGAAACAGGATCGTTATACAGGGTCTCGGCACCCCAGGGCAACGATCATTGAAGAGTCTGTAAGAAGGATAAGGGAACTGCGACTTAGCGGAAAAACTTCCAAAGAGATAGCTGCTGAGATGCACGTGTCATTCCATGTTGTCCGAAATGTACTCGCCGGGAAAAGTTGGGGCCATGTCAAATGACTGAACTAAATTTCACCACAATGCAAACGCTCTCGGCAGTAGACGGCGCCATTGAACGAGCACAAGACAAATCTGTGCGTGCATATCTAGGGATGTCTCAAATTGGGCATGCATGCGATCGGTATCTTTGGCTGTCATTTCGTTGGACTGCTATTCGCCATATCAAAGCATCCGGATTGAAAGCTATTGAAGACGGTCACGCTGGCGAAGCTCTTATGGCACAGAGATTACGCATGGTAGACGGCATCACATTATTAACTGAAGACAAAGACGGCCACCAATTCGGTTTCACATCTGTAGGCGGTCATTTTCGTGGGCACATGGATGGGGCAATCCTGGGAATATTAGAGGCTCCTAAAACGTGGCATGTATGGGAACACAAACAGGTAAATCCGACGAAGTTCAAAGCACTTTCAAAGGCCGTTGAAAAATACGGAGAGAAATCTGCGCTGAAAAACTGGGATGAGATTTATTACGGACAAGCCGTTTCATATATGGGTCTTTCCGGGATGACTCGCCATTATTTGACGTGCTCTACCCCTGGTGGCCGAGAAACGATTAGCGTCCGAACTGAAGCTAATCCTCAGAAAGCGAAGCAACTTATTGAACGCGCCGAATCGATCATCTTTTCACCCGAGCCACCGACCCGAATCTCTCAAGATCCAGCCTGGTATCAGTGCCGCATGTGCGACATGCGCGACCTATGCCACGGCAACCAAGTGGCAGAAGTTAACTGCCGCACCTGCGCGCACGCGACCCCTCAGCGCGATGGCACCTGGCTGTGTGAGCGGCATAACCAGGTGCTATCGACGGACGAGCAGAAACAAGGCTGCCAGGCGCACCGGTTCATTCCCTCGCTACTAGAAAACCTCGGCACGGTGGCCGACGCGAGCCAGGAGGAAAACTGGGTGGCCTACCTGCGACCGGACGGCACAAAGTTTTCCAACGGCGGAAGGGTCGAGGACATGAGCAGCGAAGAAATCAAGGACATGGCATGACGATCACCCTGCGCGATTATCAGCGCGAAGCCATCGACGGCCTCTTTGCCTGGTGGACGAAACACCCCGATATCGAACAGGTACCCATCGTGGTGTTGCCCACCGGCGCGGGCAAGTCCATCGTCATTGCCGAGCAGACGCGTCAGATGTTCGAGCTATGGCCCGAGGACCACCCGCGCACACTGGTGATCGTACCGTCCAAGGAACTGGCCGAGCAGAATGCGGAGAAGCTCGCGGCGCTTTTACCGAGCAGCCTGTCCATCGGCTACTACTCGGCGGCCATCGGGCGCAAGGAGCCGACCAGCGATGTCATCGTGGCCACCATCGGGAGTGTCGCCAAGGCGGCGCACCTGCTGGGCAATATCAAGTGCGTGTTCGTGGATGAAGCGCATTTGATCAATCCAGATGGCGCGGGCATGTACCGCAAGTTCCTGGCAGGCCTGGCACGCTACTGTGTATTTCGAGTTGCGGGGTTCACCGCTACCCCATTTCGCGGCAATGGAGTGTGGCTGACAGATGGTAAAGATCCGCTTTTCACCGGGATCGCTACCAATGTCACGATCACGCGTCTACTGGAAGAAGGCTATCTTGCTCCGCTCGTGCGGCCCTCTGATCTTGCCACGCGCATCGACACCGAAGGTGTGGCCACCATCAGCGGCGACTACAACCTGGGCCAGCTTTCCGACCGCGTAGGCGTGTACCTGGCTAGCGCGGCACAGGAAGCTTCCGGGCTCGCGGCTGATCGCCGGAAATGGATTGCATTCTGCCCGACGGTGGCGAACGCTCAAGAGTTCGCCCGAATCCTCAGCGTCCCGGCGCTTGTTGTCACCGGGGACACGCCCAAAGCGGAGCGAGAAGCGGCAATTACTCA